ATCTACCATCTTTTTACAGAATGGTCTTGAGTTTGCGCTGTATCTTTCTGGGCTGTATTTATAACGCACTAAAAATTCATTTCCTTTTTCATCCGTTTGTTTACTAGTACCATCTTGTTCGCTTTCCTTATAAGGTTTAGCGCTTCCAGTACTTACAAACTCCCATATTTTAGCAAGCGTACTTTTTTCTTTGGGCTTGTTTAAGTCCGTTATAACCTCATCTAAGCCATCTTCTTCTTCATAGCTTACTTCGCGCTCATCTATAACCTCAAAGTCGCTTAAAAGGTCTGTTTCGTCTTCTCCTAAGTCTATTAAGGCGTCAGCTATATCGCTTCCTAGCTCGTCTGGTAATTCTTTAGCTAATTTTACTCCCGTTTCTTCTTCCCTTGTTTCATCATCTTCAACATTTTCTAAGTCTGTAAACTCAAGTGGTTGTAAGGTCTTAAAGTATAGTTTTAAAGAGATATTATTAAAAGCTAGTATAGAGTCAAAGGCATCTATTAAAAGTTGCTGAAAAGGTCTTATAACTGTGTTATCCATAAGGGTAGATGCAGTTTTTAATTCATCTGCATTATTACCTAAACCAGTATTGTCTTTAATTCCTAAAAGCATTGGACTTACAATTCTATGACCTACCATTATTTTAGCTGTTGCCTCACGACTTGTGTACTCGTAAGTATTATGTGCATCACTTATCGGTAGTGTTTCAACAGTCGCAGCAGCATCTTGGTTATCATTAAACGCAAGTATAAATTTATTTCCTCCAGAACCAGTAAATTTTTGTGCTATACGATTTTCTAAGTTTTGTCTTTCTTCGGCATTTGGAGTTCCGTTATTAAACTGTATAAGAGTATTAGGACTAAAACTTCCTTGAACGTTGTTTAAATGGAAGTTCGACACCTCGCTTTCAATCTCACACCATTGTAAAGATCCGGTATAGTCTGGACTGCTATAATATTTATACCCAGCTCGGTAAGGCTTGATATAAATAATCTCAATGTTTTCTTTTGAATAGCTAAAAGCTGGTATGCGTTTAAGTTCTGTTCTTGGTTTTACATTTGTCCAATCATCACTATAAAAATACCCTTCTATTTCCCCTTTTTCGTTGCACTTCTCAGCTCTTAAATTTTCTACTGGTATATGAGCAACTTGCGCAATAGTTTTTCTGTCTTTTGAGTAAATTACTTGTATAGCGCACTGACCCATAAGTTTAAGGTCATAACATAGCTTACGAACACAATCCTTGTTAAACAAAGTAATCATTTTAGCGTATTGCTCTGGCTTTTTATTGCTGTCTAAAGCATCTAAGCCTTTGCCGTAAATCATTTGGCTAATAGCATTTATAATAGCGTTGTTAGTTGGACTGTTCTCGTAGTTTGAGATTAAGTGTCCAAAGAAATTATTATCACTTCCATAGGCTACCCATTGTTTGTTAGATTTCTCAACAATTTGGGGGCTTGTGTAACTACTTAAATTTACTATTCTTAAATCGTTCATAAAATAATATAATCGTTATCAAAACTATTCTCTGTGGTATATTCTCCATCATTTACAGAGTAGTAATCGTTGTTTACTTGGTTTATTGCCTGGTCTGTGCAAAATACTCTGTCCTTATATATAACAGAAGTTCCGTTTTTAATTTCAAGTGTATAAAAATCAGCTTCTGTTAGAGTGCCAAATGCAACAGTAAAAGACATATAATTAACATCCGTTGAAGCTGTGGGGGTTTTAGTTATTACCGCCCCAGTACTTTCACTTGTTAGATTTACGGTTATAGCGCCATTAATAAATTGCCTTGGTATGACCTTAAAGGTTTTATCTCCGTTTGTTCCTATTAACTTCATACTAATATATAAACAAAACTAAAATATTTTGTATTGTATATAAATAAAAAAAGCCCTCCCAAAAGGAAAGGCTAATTTTAAATATAAATAATATATTAAGCTGGGTCAATTGGAGTTGTTGAAGCTACATCTGGAGCGGTTGCGAAAAACGGTGGGTCCACCTCTGTTGCAACAGCAGTTAATGTAAATCCTTGTAAATCTCCAGCAGCACCTCCAGATACAATTGTACCACCAGTGATTTCAGCTCCGTTAGCTTTACCTATTAGTAAATACTTAGTTACTCCAGCACCATTCGGGTAAAGTTCAGCCACATAGTGCGCTCGACCTCTATTTAAGAGTTTGATTTCTTCTTGTGTCGCCACGTCTAATACTTGAAAAGTAATGTTTAAAGTACTTTCATAAAATGTAGTTCCGTTTTCCCTTGAAGATGTTACTGTTGTTTCTAAAGACGTTTGTCCCCCTTTAACTTCAAACTTAAAAAACTCAGAACTTGATAAAGCCCCTAAGTCAACAGTACCAGCAGACGGAGTTGCATTTGCAACCTCTGTCCCAAAGTCTAAGATGTAAATATTTTTAATTCCAGCAAAGGCGGTCTTACATCCTACCCCTCTACCTTTTGTTATTGCACAAGCCATATTTTTTTGGTTTTAAATAAAAAAGGGTAGGCAGTTTTTGCCCACCCCTTTAAATCAGTTAATTAGTAATTAAGAATAAAGAATTATATCGTTTCCTATTCCTATCTGAACGCCAGCAGTGTAACGCATTACTACGCGAACATTCTGGCTCCCATCAGTATCAGCCATATCAATCACTCTTACTTCGTTTCTGTCATCTAAAAGACCAGTTCCAAAGAACAAGTTTGACTTAGGTGTCAATAAAGCTTTGTTGCTTCCGAATCCTTTTGCTACAAAGATGTTAATACCTTCAAAAGATAAAGCACCACCATTGTACCATTGTGTCCCTTTGTTGTCAGTACCAGCACCGCCGATAGTAGCAGCGAAGCCACCTAAAGCGCGAATATATGCTTGCGCTACATTAGTAGAAACATAAAGAGTTAAATCTTCTTTTCCTAAAATGCCTGGGCAGTTAGCAACAGCGCTATCTACAACAGAACCTAACTGAGCGATAACATTTGAACTATCAATAGCAACAGCGGTAATATCGTTTACATCGCCATCAGCTAAAGCAACTTGTAAAAATCCATCAAAAGAACCCTCTCCAGCAGCACCACTCCAGATAGATGTTTCAGTTGCGTTTGCAACCTCAGCAGCTACTCTTGAAATAACATAGTCAGAGAATAAAGGTGGCAACTCATCAAAAGCACTAAAGCCCATTTGAGCAGCTTCCCAATCTGCGTGTAATTCTTTTTTACAGATTTGAAGGTTTACTTGTAGTTCAGTTGGTGTTAATACTTTCTCAGTCAATGTAAGACCAGAAGTAGTAGCATCAAAATCACAATCAGCAGAACGTACTAAGTTAGAAAAAGCACCTACTTTCATAGCAGCTTTATACTTAATGTTAGGCAAGATTGTTACAGCTCCAGCGTCTAACGTTGAAGCAGATAATAGGGCAGCACCTAGGTACTTCCCAGCAAATTCTCCAGCATAGCTAGAGGCGGTAATTGTTGGATTAGCCATTTAATTTAAATTTAGTTGTTAATTATTTTATTCATTACTCTATCAAGCGTGCTTAGTTTTCTTTTATTAGCAAACTTGAAATTTTGTTTGTTTGTTGAATTAGCTTCTGGGTTTGCCATAATAGGCTCTGCACTTGGCTCATTCAATTCTTCTTGTACTTCTTGTGGTACTTCGCTTAGTTCGTGCTTAGATAATTCTTCCGTTATAAGGTTTCCTAAGTCTTCTGCGCTTAAGTCTTCCTTAGGCTCTAACATAGCTTTGATTTCTTCAATCATTTCTTTGACCTCTGCAAGTTCTTGTTTAGTAGCATAGCCCATTTCTTCTTTTTCTTCTTCTGCTTCTACTTCTTCAATTACCTCTTCGTCTTTTTCTTCTTCCTCAGCTTTAATTTCAGCAATTAGACCTTCTTCAGCTACTACTAAAATACGCCCATCTTCCATTTGGTATTCGCCAACTGGTACAGCTACTTTTTCATCTTCTGTAACAATAAAGATTTCTTTACCAGCTTCAAAAGAATCAGCTTCTAAAACAGTTCCGTTTTCTAAAGTTTGTTGTTCTAGTTTAACCTCTTCAGATAAACCTACAACTTCCTTGATTTTTGATATCATATCATTTGTATTCATATTAATATATAATGGTTAAAAATTAATTTTGCATTTTTATACGTTTCCTACACCTTGCGCCCTTAAGCTTCCATCACAGCATTTAGTTTTGTAAGTGTTATCTTTACACAAACAGCCACCTCTACTACTTCCCTTGGGACTTGTTTTACTTGGTGTTATAAATTCTTTAGATTTGTCTTTAATCATTTATAATTTATTTTTGCTTTTATTTATATTTTGATACTGATTCCCAATTTGATTGATTATCATCACTAGCCTTATCTATATTTTTTATTATCTGTAAATAATCTTTATAAGCTGGCAAACTTGTTACATCTAATCCAAGTTCTTTAGCAGATTTATTTAATAAGTTAAAATTTTTGTTCATTTCTTTAAAAAGAGATGAAGATTTTCTTCTGTTATCAGAATATTTTTTTAAAAGCATAGACATACTACTTTCAGCTTTTTTATAGATTTTATTGAGTTCTGAAAAATCATTTTTTTCTGATTGTATTTTTTTTAAAATTTGTTCAGATTCTATTAATTGTTTTGAAATTTCATCTATAATACCTAGCTCAACTCTATGTGGCTGTTGCTTTGCTAAATACTCGTTAATTCTTTTAAGTGCTTTTTCTCTACTCATTTTTAATTTATTTTATAGGTATACAATTAGGAACTAACTTCCCATTTTTCATTTTCATTCCATACTGCTCATATCCAGCAGTACAAGGTGCTTTAAGGTTGTGTTGTTCGCAAGGCATAAACCAAGTTTTGCCCTCAAACTCGTGTTCGTGATATTTATCACATCCAATATCTTGTGCAGCCTTTATAGCAAGTTCTTTAGTGGCATAAGCCAAGCGGTCATCTATAATAGCCATACTGTCATTTATAACTTCACTAGCTAAATCAATTTCGCCTAGTTCTTTTAGTTTGCTCTCTGCCCAACGCTTACCAGCTTTACCACCCCATAGTAAATAAGAGATAGTGCCGCAAGCCTTAGTGTCTCCCTCATTGTAATATTCCTCAGCTCTTGATAAATAAGAGTACATTCTTTTTATGGTTTCTTCACTTATTGGTTTTCCTTGTGCTAATTGCTGCGCTCTTACCTTACCAACTTGAGTAGCGCATTTATTGTCTACTTTCTCGTTAAGCTCTAAACCTCTTTTAGCGTTATTCTTTACGCCACTAGGATAGTCTGAGTAGCTTTCTAACTCTACATCTTTGTTTTTTAAGATAGCTGTTACTTGACTTAGTAAATATTCTGCTTCTGCTTCTTCTATCTTAGCAAGTTCGTCTTTAATGCTTTCTTTAGTTTTTTCCATTTTATCAGCGAAAAATCCTTCAATACTAAAGCCCTTTACCTTGCCAGTTTTTACAAACTCGTTCCAGATTTTATCGTTGTTTACTTTTACAGCACCTACCCAAGTTCCTAAAGGTAAATCCATTCCATACTTTACAGATTTGTCGTGTACCTTATCTTCTACTATCCAGCTTTCTACTAAACTAAGTCCGTTTATTTCGTATTGGTGTTCTAGTGTTGAATTGTTTTGTTTACCTTGCATTAAGTACATTTGCGAGGCTTTTAAGACAGTATCTTTTGAGAAATATATATAATACTCATCTTCGCCATTGCGTCTGTATATGGGCTTATTTGGTATAAGTAAAGCACCCATAAGTATTCGCTTTTCTTTGTCAACCTCTGCAAGTTTAAACTCTTGAGATTTAAGGGCAATAAAATCTTCTTCTATTGCTGGGTTTTCCACTACGCTAATAGCTTCAATTCCTATTTCTTGGTCTTCATCTAAAATGAGTTCTACTATTCGCATATTATTATATAAAGATTTTTAATTTATTTTGTATTTATCCTATTGTGGCCCCCTCAACAATATTATTTTGTAAACTCTGTGCTGTTGTTACATCATTAGCTACTACATAAGCCTGGACTGGTTGCTGTGTCTGCCCTCCGATTGCATCCGCTAATTGGTTTGTATCACTTGCCCCTACTATGTTAAAATTAGCTGGTTGTGAACCACCTCCACCACTTGGAGTGCTTCCAGAGGCTCCACCGCCTCCACCACTTGGGTCGGTGCTTTTAATTTTAGCTATATTAGTAGCTGCAAAACCAGCGGCTAGACCAGCTTGTATAAATGGATAGGCTGGAAAAACTTTTGTTATTGGACTTCCAGATGCTGTTGTAAAAGCGTTAATAGTACCCTCAACACCGCTTATAGTGGCTTGACCTATTGCAACCGCTTTACCAATCTTGCTACCTTTGCCAGCTATTTCTCCTATTAATTGCAAACCCCTTTTAGCTTGGTCTAGTTTAGCCCCAAGAACCGCATTCCCTAAAGCTATCTCATCATCAGCTTGCTTTGTTTTTCTATCTGAATCCTCAGCATCAAATTCATCATTTAGCACCTTAATTTGCTCATCATAAACCCTTTTAGCTTCTAAAAGCAGTTCGTTTTTTTGTATCTCGTCTGTTACTTGTCTATCTATTAATTCTTTTTGTTCTAAGTATTGTTGCTGTAATTCTTCTCGTTGTACATCTCTTTCACTTTTACCAATTAAAGCAAGTTCGTTTTGTATTTCTTTTTGCTCTCTTAGTAAAGAGTTAGTGTTAGTTTGTTGCTCACTTCTAAAACCAGTTATTTGCGCCTCAATAGCTGCTTGTTCGTTTAAGGCTTCTGCATAGGCTTTTTGTAATTCTATATTTTGTTTGTTTTTAGATAATTCAGCGCCGGCGGCTGCAACAGCAATAGCAGCGTTTTCTTGCATTGCTTTTTCTTGCTCATCTAAAACCTTTGCTAAATCTTCATTAGCTTTTATACGCTCCTTTATGTTCTTGCTCTCATCATCTCTAATTTGTCTTAATTGCTCAGCTTGTCTGTCGTACTTTTCAATTAATCCTTGATTTTTAACTGCCGCTAACTCTGCTGCCTTTGCTAGCTTTACATTTTCAGAAGCAGCCTTAAATGTTTCTGTTGCATAATTCTTCACAGCATCAGTTGCTTCGCCCACAAACTCAGTAGCTTTTTCAAAAGTATTATTTACACCGGTAAAAACATCTATACTTTCTTTACCAGCGTTTTTAACATCTTCTAATGCACCTTTAAAATCTCCACTAAATACTTTTTTGACTGCACTTGCTAAAAAACCTAGCGTATCTAGATAGCTTTCAAATCTTTCTTGTATATTTCTTTTAAAAGCATCCGCGAAATCAATTAGTGATTGCTTAGGGTCTTCAAATATCGCCTTAAAAAAATCTACAATACCACCGGCATTATCAAATATAAAATTAAAAAAGTCGTTAAAAGCTATACTTAAAACTTCAAAGGAAGTACTAAAAATATCTACAACTTTTTGATTTTTAGATGCAATATCTTTAAAAATTTCAAATGCTTTACTTAACAGAAATATAACTCCAGTACCTTTAGCTAGGTTATTTAAAGCACCACCTATTTTTTTAACACCTTTAGAGGTATTTTCTGCACCTTTTTTAACATCTTCTAAACCATCTTCAGTTGTAGATTGAAATTTTTGAAAAGTATCGTTTAATTCTTTTATTGCAGCAGCAAGTTTATCAAAGCCTTGTTCTGCACCTTTAGAGTCAGTTTTAATTTCTATTGTTTTTTCTATCGCCATTGTATCTCTTGTTTTAGTGCTTTATATCCCTCTCGTATTGTTGTAGGTAGTTTATGTTTTCCTTGTGCTATACGAATAGCTTCTGTTTCTCCGTTCACATATTTTAAACCCTCTAGTATTAGTTTTATCATAATTCTAATATTATATTATCGCTTGCTTCTGTTATTAATGTGTCTCCGTTTTCTGCTAGTGCTGAATCAAAATCTAAGGTTGTTACTGTACTATCTGTAAAACCGCTAAAATTATCTGTTCCATATTCTACTTGAACACTCAATTTATAAGTAACACCAGATTCTAAACCAGTGTATTGATATGATGTAGCGGTTATACTGTCTATTAATTGATTATCTTTAAAAAGCAAGTATTTAGTTGCACCACTTAAAGCAGTCCAGTTTTTGTCAACTGTTGTTGAACTTATAGCGGTTGTTTCAAAATCAGCCACTCTAGGCAATGACTCATTTATCCCTTTACTTAAATTATCTAAACTTGAAAAAACATTAAACAGTTCTAAGTCTGTTTTATTTGTTAATAGGTTTGTTTTTATGGTGTTTATTCTATAGCTTTTATTTGCTATTACAAAAGTGTCGTTAAGATTATAATTAAGCAGTATTCTTAAAGGTAAATATGCGCTTACTTTTAGTTTTCTAGCTTGTGAGTCATAAATATTTGATATGTAGTCTATATAGTTATTTTGAAAAAGTGAATTTGTTACACTAGCTAAAGTCGTTTCATCCATTTCAGTACCAAAATTTAAAGAGTCGTTTCCGCTAGAATTTAAATTAGAAGGTCTTTTGTAGTTGTTTAGTGTTGGAGTTCCCGTACCGCCCCAAACCAATGCACCGTTTGGATTTGTGTTTATACAGTACAATAATAAAGGAGCGCCAATTGTCGGGTCTAGGTTACTGTCTAGCAATGAGCCTTGAGTCATATTTGTAAAAACCGCCCCATCCTTTAACCTCTCGTACATTATTTTCTCAAAGTCTACTTCTATTTTATATTTTTCCCCATCAAATTGTTTATTTCCATATGATAAGTTTCCGAAATCATCATCTTGTATAAGGTCAGAGGCTTTAACTAAAAAATATTCTTTACTTTTAAATTTAAAATCAATTTCTTTAAACTGTAACAGTTTACTTATATTTGATTTATCGACCTCCACATATTCGGTAATATCATAACTGTTTCCAGAATTATAAAAATCTTGTAAAGACTTAACTACAATAACACCATTTTCTTTATAAGCTGTTAAGTTGTATGTTTTAAATAAAGATGTTAAAAAGTCAATAACTTTGATTTGTGGTAATTGCCTATTAATTATAAAATCGTTTTGTAAACTTGAAGTAGGAAAATCATAAACAGCGCTTAAAAAATCAGAAGAGCTGCCGTACTGGTAGCTGTAACCTCTAACAACAGATAAAGATTGCGCACCAATAGTCAAGGTATTTTGATTCAACA